TGAGCTCGTCCGCACCCGGCTGATCGGAAGGCTTAAGACCGCACTTGACACGGAATTCATTGGAGGACATGATCTCATTTCTGGTAAATTTATCTGCCATATCGGCAATCTTGCTGACCGGCATCAGACGGAACGGATCCTTGAAGAACATGATCGACTGGCCGCGAGCTCTCTCTTGCTTGGAGATCCACTTGCGCTTCAGTTCATCGACCAATGCTGTTACAAGTGGTTCAATCACATCGTTCAGATAGTTATTCTTTGCGACGTCGTCAGCGCTGCCGTTCAGAATTTCCGGACTGATTCCGATCTGGTCCAGCAGCTGTTTGGTCAGCGACTCTATCTGCGGAACCAGATTGTTATCCAGAGATCGGTTCAGCTGAATAACGTGCTCGGTAGAATCGATATAGGCAATTCCGTATTTGGAGCCAGCCAGCTGAAACTCAATATCTTTCCTGCGCTCATCAGCCTGATCTTTGCGGATCTGAGAGCGCGTCGAATAAGGCAGCTGAATAATCAGATCCAGTTTCCCGGCAGTCGTTTGGGCATCCAGCTCATCCAGCATGGCCAGTTTTTGTCTCAGACGCATCAGGACAGAGTTCGGAGCATTCATGATCTCATAAAATGGATTTTGAACGATTGAGCACATGCTTTTAGGCTGGCGGATGGTCTTTCGCTGCCCACTTCGGTCATCATAGACTTCAACTTCAACATGCCTAGGGTACCATTGAAGAATCTTGCCGACTCTGACACTCTGGAATGAATTAACGGTCCAGTTTGTCGGATCAACGTCAGCATCGATCGGGCAGATGGCGATATAACCTTCATCCAGCAGTGACATGTAGACATCCTGCCGGAATGCCCTTGCTGACTGATCGATATTGGCTTCGACGGTCAGAATCTCATTCAGGCTGTCTGCAATGTCCTCTTTATAGCGCCCTTCTTCATCGAGCCGGACGTGTTTGAGTTCAATGCTCGAGGCATCGACAGAAATTCGATTCAGTAGAGGGGCAATAATGCTTCGTTCGCTTCCTCTGCGGAGTCTCCGCCGATCGGGAGGGGAATAGGATCCATATCCCGTTGAAAATTCAGGCCGCGTCGTCGGATCTTTGTTCCGGAAAGCGTTCCAGGCTTTCACAATCCGTTCACCAAAACTCGGCACTGGAATCACTCTCCTTTACATATAAGTCTTCTGATAATATTCAATAATGGCGTTAAGCTCTTCAATGCCATTTTCATAGTATTTTTTCGTACTGGCAAGAGATGCTTCGGAACGTGCTATTTCTTTTTCAAGGCTTTTTCGATCATCATTCAGTTTTGCAATTTCCGAGCGCAGAGTCTTGGGCGCGGTTCGTGAATCCTTGCTATCCTGATACTCTTGAACCTTTTTATTAGTCTCTTCAAGAGCTTCTTTATCTCTTGCAATCTGAAATTCAAGGTCTTTTGCATTGGCGCGTATCTTGTCAAGATCGGCCGCGTAAGTCTGCATCGCACTTTTTATGTATTCCTGTGCATAATCATTTCCCATGGCAGTTTTGCCACCTAACGCAGTAGCAATAGCATTAAGGTCAATCTCCTTCTGCCCTGGTATAACCTCGCGTATTTTACTCCAGCCTTCTTTTACTGACCCGGTTACATTTTTCCGATGACTCGTAAGCCCATGAGCACTGAGATCTTCTTTTACTTCGCTACCTTCGGCATCTTTTTTCAATTCCGATGCATCTTTAGATTTATCAGCAAGAAGAACAAGGTCATCTTTTTTAACTTTATCAAGTTGAGCTTGATTCTTCTTGGGGTTTGAGCTAAGTGTAAGTGGCGCATGAGGAGCTGTACGGGTTTCAGAATTCTTTGTTCTTGTAGAATTTTTAATCTGCCCTTGTGCTTCTTTAGCAGCTCTTTTGACCTCGGACGCCGCTCTCGCTGCTGTCTGCTTAACAGTCTTTGCGGTAGCCTGGGCACCTATCTGCGCTTCCTTTACAATTCGCCGTGAACTGGCCTGGGCTCTTTGAGAGGCTTCCTGTACTTTGGTTTTTACTGCATTTGCAGTCTCAGAATTGAGCTGCATCTTCTTTGCAACTTCCTGCCCGGCAGTCTTAATGTTCTGTCCGGTCTGCTGGGCGGTTTTCGCAACATTCTGCAGATAGCGCTTCAGCTCATCTGGAGTGTAAAAATATAAAGCACCGATACCCTTACCGATTTTCTTGATGTATTTATGGTTTTTCCATTCAACTCCATGGCAGAGGTAGTAATTGCCATGTGCATCTTTTGCGATGGTGTAATCCTGCAATTCGCATTCCCCCTTCCAGAAATGGTGGAATATGCATTTTGATTCAGTCGAACTCTTCTTTGTTAGCCTTATAGGCAACATAGGCGTCCATCATGGCAGAGACGTTGTCGATCTTCTGTTCTCTGCGCCGTTTCAGAAGTTTCTTGTTTCCGTTGCTGTCAAACTCGACCACACAGTTTCCCATACAGAACTTCATGATTTCCTCATCAAATAAAAGCATCCGTTCCTCTGCGAGAATACGGAGTTCTCCAAGAGGGACGGATTCCGTTTTGGCGCCCTGTATGACTTTTTCAATTCCGGTCGGTCCAAAGTCGACTTCCCACTGCTCACGGAAGACCTGAGCATTATACGGGTCATAACCGAAGCAGCGGACGTCGTAATTCATCTTGGTAATGAACTGGAACAGATCCTCGTAAACCTGCCCGATGTCCAGAATCTTACTGTCCATGATGATAAGGCTTCCCTCACGAAGAAACTCTTCATACTTATCTCTCATGGCCTTCGACAGCCGGTGAAAAGTATAGGAAGTAATGTAGCTTCTCGCCTTAACGCCGAAGCTTCCATCGGTAAGCGGAAACAGAAACGTAAATGCGCAGAAGTCGTCTCCCTGCGAAAGGTCGGCGCCCATGGCGCAGGGAAGTCCATTGAAGTACTGCGGTCGATGCAGCAGAGTCTGCTGGTACGTAAAGAATACGGTGTAGCCTTCGCACGGAATTCCGAATCGCTTTGCCAGGATGTCATTCTTCGCAGCAGGGGCATTTTCAGCACGTTCCACATCAAGCTGATACGTCTCATAGGATACGGTCTTTCCAAGATTCGGATTGGCTTTCATCCATTTGGACGGATCTCCGACTTCTTTCTCGTCGTCCAGCCGATACCACCAGATCGAAACGTGCGGCTGCTGGTACTTCCCTTTTAGGATGTCCATCAGTTCCATTTTGATCGTATCGCCGGGTCCGTTTCTGATGGTTCCTTCAGAGCTGGTTGCTACAATCAGCCAGTCATCGACCTTCGATGCGCCCTGCTCGATAGCGCCGACAACGTCTTCACGTACGACACCAGAAAGCCATTCGTCGACGGTTGCATACTTGCATCTGGCGCCCTGTAGCTTATCGATTCGCATCGGTCTGCTTTCGATAATAGAGTTCGTCAGGAAGTTTTCGATCCCCTTCTTGGTAGAGGTGAGCTTCATTCGGTCAGCTTTGCTGCCGGTTGTATTCTGCAGAGAGCCCTCTGTCAGAAACTGAAACAGCGGGCCTCTCGCTCTGCTGATTGCAGTCTTCAGCGGCAATGTTGTTTCCTCGGACTGTCGAACTGTCGGGGCAGTTACAATCTGGTCAGTGGTTGTTACATCACAGACAAGTCCGTAGGCCTGAATACAGGTGTCGTAAAGGCTCTTTGCTGCGCCTCGTCCGACGATCAGATACTGCTTGTTGATCAGCCGTTTCTTGATCCTCTTAGTAACATAGCGCCCGCCATGCCCATCCGGATATGGTTCCCAGACGCTGCGTTCAATAAAGTAATACCATCCGAAAATCTGTTCGCCCCAGAGTTTGAAACTGTCCAGAAGTGTCAGATCTCCGCCGTCTGTCAGGGTTAATTCATTCTCGCAGAAACGAATCCATCGTTCTGTCGCTTCATCGTCGTACCAGATGTCCGGATCACGGATCAGTTTGTCGATACGGTTCATTTCCATCGAGATCTCCTGACAGACCGGGATCTCATTACGCAGAACGGCGTCTCGAAATGCGCCATAATACTTTGGTACGGCGGTATTCGATAACGCCATTTTGATTTACTCCTTAGAGTTCTTTAAGCTTGTCGCGCTCGTTTTCCCAATAGTCCATTGGGTCCGAAAGATACTTTGCATACTCAGTAAGCAATGACTTCTTATCATTCTTGTCCAGAATTACAGAGTTCTGAACGGCTTCTAGGAAGTTAATATCCCAGCGATCATTATCACGGGCATTAGTCCAATAGTGCTCTTTAAGATCTTTCTCTTCATCAGTCTTGGAACTGCTGCGCATCTTCTTATATGCATCGTCAAGATCCTTGTTGGTAGCTCCAGACTTTCCATCCTTGTAAGCTTTCAGCTCAGACTTGTCATAGAAATATCTGGTATCGCCGTTCTTGGTTTCTACCTTGTCGATATACTCCGGCTTTTCAGTTTTGGCTGGAATCTTTCCATTCTTCTTATCTTCGGCGTATTCCTGCCAAGCTTTATGTTTACCTTCATTGCCGTCGCCGTCAATAGCCTCATGTATATAGTCTTCTTTAGTAAGTGGGGCCATTCCTTTGCGGACTCTTGCCTTATTAAGTTTATCCAATTCTCCGGAATTGTGATCATCTTCAAACTGCTTTTCGGCGGCTCTCTGAAGATAACGATTCTGTTCTTCTTTTGGAAGATTTGAAAAATCGTCTTTGGCCACTGCTTCTTCAGCTGATTTATTAGCGGATTCCTGCTTTCTCCGGTCGAGCAGTGTCCCGTGCAACTCTCGCTCAGCCAGCTCTTCACTTAAAGTGTATGGACCTTTTCCAAGAATCTTTTTACGGTCAACTTCGAAACTACCAAATACGTCGAGTGCATTGTCAAATAGAGCTTCGGCAGTATCCTGAAATTCTTTCTCTTTCGATTTCACATCGCGTAGAAGCTTCTGAACATTCTCATTTTCTGACTCAAAGCGTTCCAGAATCGTCTGCTGACCTTCATCGCCGTTATAGAAGTTACGAAAATCCTCTTCCGTACCTCCGTAAAAGCCATGCTTACGGTCTTCGGCAATCTGCTCTTCTACAGCTTTTGCATATGCGTCTTTGTCAGATAGAAACGCGTTTACAGCATCTTCATAACGGTTCTCTGCCATGTCGTATGCGTCAATAGCGGAATGGAGCTCTTCGGATTCACTCACGAGTTCGTGAGCTTTTTCATACTGCTTTTGGCGATAGGCCTCGGCTTTCTGCTCGCGTTTTACAACGTTTGCGTTTGGATTTTTAACTCTGGCTGTATTCGCTTTTTTCTGAAGCTTATTAGCTTTGTTCGAATACTTGATCATTTTTTCGGCAGACTTTCGGCGCTGCACGTTATTTTTCAATGTTCGGCTTTTACCGATTCCGTAGCGAAGTCTGCCGGCTTCTGTATAAGAACCGTCATAATTCTGATAGCGCCGATGATACCACTCCTGGCCTTTGATGCCATGATGGGCAAGATAAGGAGCGATCGGCCGTAATCCATTATTTGTAATAATTTTATCCATTTTGATTGCTCCTTACAGGTATTTTTCCAATAAACTTAGCACGATAAACATAATCCGGAAGTGCGTCATGCGCTGCTTTTTCTTTGCCGGCTTTCCTGTTGGCGGCAGCTTCTTTTGTTTCGGCTCTTGCCTGCTTTCTGGAAACTTTAGAGAATGTAGCGTCATCATCTCCGCGAATATACTTTTCAAGCCATTCTCTTCCGTCATCGACAATATAGATCTTCAGATCTTTAATTGTCGCATCAAGGATCTCTTCTTTATGCTTTTCGCGAAGTTCATCATAAATCTTTGCGGCAGCTTTCTGAGCTTCGTTCTGCTCAGCAAGTGCTCCTGCCATTCGATTCTTATCAGCATTTTGACCAATTCGATTGACAGTCTTTGCCAACACACCATTCTCTGGGTCTTTATAGGCATCGTCACGATTGTTCATGCGCCCTTGGATCTTAGAAAGTTTCTTATTTGCTTCGGAAAGGCGTTTTCCCTCTGAAGTAGCTTCAAATTCTTTCTGAATTTCTTTCTGAACTTTCCGCCTATTCCGATTGTGATACCAATCGCCGACGCCTCCAGGAGCATCCGTATACCGCCGCATTTTATCGCGGTTAACATTGGTTGCGATCATCTTATGATACCGCTCACGTCCTGCCGGAGTCAGCGTGCCGTCGTAATTCTGAAAGCGCCTTACGCCCCACTTCTGACGGAGGATTCCATAATGGGCAAGGTACTCATCGTTCGGAACGAGTTCGGTTCCGGTATACACATAGCTCATTTGTTCACCCCTCCGATCGTCTGCAGAAATTCATCAAGCGAAATCAAACCGTCATTTGTATCGTCAATGTCAGAATGTTCGAGAGCGTCACTATTTCCATAGATCGCGTCAATGATTGCCATGTACTTTCCGCGATCGGCTGAGCTCCAGTTTTTGGACTCAACGCGTTTCTCGATGAGGTCATCCATATCTCGATGGAACTTAAGACGCGCATGATCGTCAGCTTTGTTGTAAGCGGCTTTGGCCTTTGAAGCAAGATCGCTGCTGTCTTTATATGCCTTCAGCTCATCCTTGTCATAGAAATATCGATCGCCGATCTTCTCGATGTATTTTGCGTTCTCTTTCTTCTCCGTATCCTGCTTAAGTTTTTCATAGCCTTTCTTGGCTTTTTCACTCTGCGCATTGCTACTTGAAGACCGCTCTATGTCTGCCATCTCTTTTTTCAGACTCGAGGCATCGGTAGTTTTGGAAGTGTCTTGCTTGACCTTTTTATCTGACTTATTGCCGCTCTGCTTGTCGGTTGAACTGGTGCTGGTATCCTTTTTACCCTCTTCGCCATCGGCTTTGCTGTCATTGCCATTTTGATCATTCTTCTTGGCAGTATTGGCATCGGTCGGGGTCTTCGGCTTGTAGGTATCCTTTCCGATAATCCGCATCGGCTTCTTATCATCGTTAGGATCTTTTGCTGCGATAAGGGAGTTATAAGTTTCCGCTCCGACGTTATAAAGCTTCTTCAGACTGTCTGCACCTTTATAGACTGTATCGATGGTATCAGCGACATCTTTTGCGGTCTTGACATACCGCATAATCTCATCGCGCCGAAAGTCTTTAAGCTGCCGATCCATTACGATCTTATCCTGAACTTCCTTCATTTCATCTGGGGTCAGAATATCTCGTGCCGAATAGATCTGTAGCGGGTGTTCGCGATAGTAATTCTTAAGCGCCTCTCTTGCAGCTTTTTCCTTGTCGGCTTCAAGCTCTTCCTGTTTTTTTCGCTCAGCCTCGGCAATGGCTTCTTTTGCAAGGCGCTCGGATTCTTTCTTTGTTTCTTCTTCCTGGCGTTTCCGCTCTTTGGCAGCGGCCTTTTCGGCAGCCGCTTTTGCGCGGTTTTCGGAATGTTCCTGGATCTTCTGCTTAATATTCGCTCGGATTCCGCTGAGCTGTTTTCCGTTAATCGTTACATTAACTCCGGATTTTTTTATGCTTCCAACTTCAGTTACGTCTTTTCCGATACGAATATCGGTTTTTCCGTCTTTTTTCTCGGATTCGCTTCCTCTTTCAGGGCCAACTCCATAATGTTCTCGCCCAAGAGGTGTCAGACTTCCATCGTAGTTCTGATAACGGCGTATACCCCATCTTCCGCCTTTTACCTGATGGTGCGAAAGATAAGGCCCATCTGATCCAAACATCAGAACACGTTTTGCTTCATTGCCCTCGTGATGGGCCAGAAAATAGTTATTAGCATACATTTAGTAGCCCTCACTTCCTGTAAATAAAAAGGAGAGCCTCAAACAATTTCTCAAAGGCTCTCCTCAATATAATTTAGTCGTTCATACCGGCAGCGCGAATCATCGAAATATACTTCTTCAGTTCCTGCTTCTCGTAATCGGAAGCGGACTTATCAAAGAGGTTTTCAAGACTGGCAACCGCGCGGTCGCTGATGCTGTGGCGACTGTAACCGCGATCGGAATACTCCGGTCCGTAATACGGATCTCCGCAATAGCTGCGATTCATAAATTCAGACGGGTATCCGGGATAGCCGGAATAGCCATCAGAATTGCTCTGATACCAGCCATGAACTCCGTAGTTCGGATTTCCGTAACTACCGCGATGCATTCCATAATTGCGATCGGAGTAGATGGCCCTCTCAGGCATTCCATAAGAAGTGATATGATACTGGCGGTAAGGTTCGCCGTGCATGGAATATCCACGCTCGGAATACTCATCAGAACCTTTCTTCTCCTCTTCGGCCTTGCACTCCTCAACGCGGCAGCAGAGCTCGTCGTACAGATGAAGACCATCAATAGCGGCTTTTGTTTCGGCAGGAGTGAGGTCGTTTTTCTTCATGAGTTCGTCGAGGCATTTTGCAACGACTTTCTTCATGTTTTCCATGGATTCAGTTTTGAGTTCCATTTTGAATTTCCTCCTCACTTCTTCGCGAACACAATATTCGCAGCCTGGACCAGAATCGGTGTGGTACCAGTGTTACGAATACTGAGCGTCTGGCAGCATCCCTTCCAGATCGAAACGTTTGCTGCTCTGGAAACATTGAAGTACTGCTCCACAGCAGCCGGCGTGACTTCCATTTCGGTCCCTGCCAGAGTATTTCCGTCAAGAGCAAACGCGACCGAAATCGGGCCGACCGTTTCCCCTTCAGGAATCGCAATGTTTGCACCGAAGTCTACCATGTAATTCACGGTAGCCGGTTTGCAGCAGCATCTCCGAATGCAGGAACCGGTATCGATTCCCTTCATCAGAAATGCACCGCTATCATCACGGTGCAGAATATAACCCATCGGGCATGATTGTGCCGTATCGGTGAAGACGATGGCCTCACCGGGGTTGACCGTCTGAACGGCAACACTAGTCCATTCAGCCATCTCGGCACC